GTGAGAAATGGGATGGCCGGATAACGTGCCCTGCAATTCGAGCTTTTCACGAAGTTCTCAACTTGCAGGGGTTGTCAAAGCATCGCGCCTGCGCTACTGTTCTAGCACAGCAGACTAAGACCGTAGGGTACACTAAGCATAACATCAAGTACTCTGTTGACGGAACGGTCAAGTCTGGCGACCATACCACATCTGTGGGCAATACTTTAATGGGCCTAATGGCATACTACCATGTCCTTCATCAGATGGGAGCTAAGGACATTACCATTGCCCAATGTGGTGATGACAATTTGTGCGTCTTCGTTAAGCCTGACTTTGATTTACAGGCCTTCGCGTTATCCGTCCGAGCCTCGGGCATAGAACCGAAAATATTGGTCCGCAATTGGGAGACAGCTTCCTTCTGTAGCTGTTATTTTGTTCCCAATTTCGCATCATACGTGGCAGTTGTGAAACCTGGGCGACTTCTGAGTAAGCTTGGGTACACCTTATCCACCATAGCCCTTCAACCTGCTGAGGAGCCAGCATTCTTTGCTGCTATCCTCAAGTCGACTGAGGTTGGGGCAATGTGCCACCCTCTCTTAGCCGCAATCTGGCAGAGAGTTTATGATGCGATACAGGGCCTCCCTAAGCATGGCCGCTCCTGGCGCCGTGGTTTTTATTTAGGGTGGGAGCATTACTGGAGCACTCACATGTTCTCCATGCATGCCAAGCCTGATTTCGATTTTAATGTAGTTCCACCGGCCCCACGCCAGCCGGTTGACCCTTTGGCCGTCCAGCAGTTCATGATACTGTATGGGGCCGATCCCAACGCTATGGCTGAGGAATTTTTACAGTCAAGGCATGGCCGAGACTCGGTTGTTCGGCGTCTTCTAGAGGCCGAATCGTAAAACTGTCGTATCAATTGGCAACAGGCATAAGCCAGGGCTTAACGCACCCTCCAATGTGAGTGACCTGTGGTCTGCAGGCGGGCAAGGCGGGGGTTGTGTCACCCAGGGCTCTCAAACCCTCCCGTTAGCTTAGAGTGCTTCTAGCAGGACCCACCACTGGCCCACGTGACCCTCCCCAAGAGGGACCACGACCTTTAAGGTGAGCACCGGGCACGCGTAACTGAGATGCTCCTTGAGAAAGAGTAGACTCACGCGTTTAGCAGCGAATGGGGTATTCACCCCATGGGGTAAGCTTGAAATATTCCTGAAATGAGGATACCCAGTTAGGGGTTGGGCTCTCCCAACTCTGGACTCTCCATCCACGGATCGTTGAGTGGTTTGTCAGCCGCTCTGCTATACGATTATTGACACCCCAAAACAACAAGAACAAGAAATCCTCGAAGGCCTCCAAGTCTTCGAGGTCCAACAAGCCTAGCCGATCACTAGGCATTTATCCTGATCTGACCGCCGCTGAGAAAGATTTTGTTCAGATGGTCAGCGATCCATTTGGCGATAGCTGCAATGGGCCCCAGGCCTACGCCAATGTGCGACGTCCGTACTCTGTGACGCCTGAAGGCTCATGTCAGCTCGTTCTCAACGCCGATTACCAAATGGCCATTGGGACAAGTGGCGATCTGGTTGTACAGGTCGTCCCTGTCCAATCCACTGGCACATTTGGCTTTGGCGTATATGGCGCCACTGGCACAACCGCAGGCACTCTTGCATCCGAACAGTCCCTTGTTCCTCCAGGCTCAACAATCGCATCGGCGATTATTCCAGCCGGACGCAAGTTTCACGTCAACTGTATGGGCTTAAAGGTTTGGTCTTCCACCGCTGCAACTGCTGCTACCGGTATCATTACCGGTGGCATCTCTGATGTTGCCGTGAAGCCAAGCGCCTTTACAGCTGTTTCCACCCTTCTCAACTCGCTGAACTCTGGCCAGTACTTCTCTACCAATGATGGGAT